CCCCGCCCCGCCGGGTGCGGCCGCCGGGGGGCGCCCGCCCCCGGGCCCCGCCCCCGCCGATGACTGGCAGACCCGCTCCCGCGTCTGGCAGCGCGACCTCGTCCGCGAAGCGCGCGCCGTCTGGGGCATTGACGCGCCTGTGCCGGTGATGGCCGGGCAAATCCATCAGGAGAGCCTGTGGCGCGCGCACGCCCGCTCCAAGTACGCATCCGGCCTCGCCCAATTTACCCCGGACACCGAAGCGTGGATTAAAGCGGCCTATCCGCAGGCGCTTGCCGTCGGCAATGCCTTTGATCCGCGCTGGGCGATCCGTGCGCTCGTTACCTACGACCACCACCTCTATCAGCGCATCCGTGCAGCCAATGACTGCGAGCGCTGGGCGATGACGCTCTCGGCGTATAACGGCGGCCTCGGCTGGTTGCAACGTGACCAGCTCCTTGCCGCCCAGCGCGGCGCCGACCCGCTGCGCTGGTGGGGCAATGTCGAGCGCTACAGCCGCCGTGCCAAATGGGCGATTGCCGAGAACCGCGGCTACCCGCGCGCCATCATCTACCAGCATCAGGCGCTCTATCGCGATTGGGGCGGGGGGATGGTATGCGCACGCTGACCGCCGTCCTGATTGCCACGGGCATCATCGCCACCCTCGGCGGTTATATCCACCGCCTACGCGGACAGCTTGCGAGCGAGCAGGCGACGGTGGCAGCACTCACCGCCGCCAACAAGGCGCTTGCCGATGAGTACGCCGCCGCCGATGCGGCTTATCAGGCGTTAATCGCAACCACGTCGCAAATAGCGACGCAATACCGCCCCGTCATCCGTCGCGTGCAACAAGCCCCCGCGCAGGATGACGCACCCATTGCGCCGGTACTGCGCCAAGCGCTGGAGGACTTGCCATGAGAGCCATCGCCCTGCTGCTTGCCATCACGCTCACCGCCTGCACGAGCGACATCCCGCACTACCGCCCCATCGCCGTGCCGACCGGTCTCACCACGCCGGTCGCCATCCCCGAAAAACCCGACCCGCAGCGCGCGACGCAGCGCGATGTCGCCCGTTATCTCATCGAGCAGCATCAGGCGCTTGGCAGCTGCAACGCGCGTCTTACGGTCATCCGCCAATGGAGCGAGACATGGACGAGGCCGACCGTGCCGAAGCGCTAATCGAGGCGACTACCGCCAATGCGCTTGCCCGCATCCAGGCGGCACAACAGCAGGCGGGGCAAGCAGATTGCGCAGATTGCGGCGAGCCGATACCGCCCGCGCGACGCAAGGCGAACCCTGCCGCCATCCGCTGCGTTGACTGCCAAGAAATCTACGAAAGGAGACACCGTGGGAAGCCCTAACATCCCGTTATGGAAATTTGTTTTTGACGTCATCCAAACCGCCTTTACGGTCGGCATCACCATCTACGTCTGGATACTCGCCAAACACAAAGCCAACGCCAGCCGCATTGCTGCACTAGAAGACAAAGCCACCGAAGAACTCGGCCAGGTCAAAAACCGCCTGACCGAACTGGAAACGCGCCTCGAGCACCTGCCGAACCGTGAAGCCATCGGCAACATCCACAAGCGCCTCGACCGGCAGGCGGAGACCCTGCACAAGATGGAGGGGGCGCTCGATGGTGTCAATGACACCAGCAAACTCATCCTCGAAGTGCTCTTGAAAGGAGACAAATCATGATGCAAGACGCCGTGCGCGCTTACCGCCGCCGCGCCATATTGAGCCTGCTTGAATACGACAGCGACTATCGCCTGTCGCTCGATATGCTCGACCTCTGCCTGGAACAAACCGGGCAGAACATCACCTACGACCAGCTGCAAACCGAAATCGGCTGGCTGGAAGAACAGGGCTATATCAGCCGCAGCCATCCGTCGCCCAGCCTGACGATGGTGACATTGACCGACCGCGGCCTTGAAATCGCGCGTGGCAAAGCGCGGGCGCATGGCATCCGTGACCTGCGCCCGTCCGAACTGCGCGACATTGAGGCGCGTCGCTGATGGCGGCAAACAGCATCAAGACGCTGCCGCCCGCGCTGCTGGAGCAGTTGCAAGGCTGGCTGCGCGACCCCGCCATCACCCAGCTGGAGGCGACCGACCGACTCAATGCCGTCCTCGCCGAGCTGGGCGAAAAACCGCGCAGCAAGAGCGCGGTCAACCGCTATGCGCTGAAAATGAGCGAGGTCGGCGCAAAAATCCAGCAATCGCGCGAGATTGCCGACATGTGGATTGCCCGCTTTGGTAACCAGCCACAGGGCAAGGTCGGGGCGCTTTTGAACGAGCTGGTGCGTAACCTCGCCTTTGAAACCGCGTTGCAATTATCGGAAGACGAAGAACCGGCGCACCCTGGTCTTTTGAAAGACTTGGCGCAGGCGATAGAAAAGCTGGAGCGCGCATCCACCATCAACGACAAACGCCAGCGCGAAATCGAGCAGGCCGCTTTGGCGCGTGCCGCCGCCGACGTCGAGGCCACCGCCAAATCGCAGGGGCTATCCGACGAGGCAGTCGAACTCATCAAACAGCGTATTTTGGGGGGCTGAGATGGCTGGTGTCCTCCTGCCCTACCAAATGCAATGGATTAACGACCCAACCCCGGTGCGTGTCTACGAAAAATCGCGGCGTATCGGTATCAGCTGGTCCACCGCCGCCGAGGCGGCATTGGTAGCGGCGGCTGCCTCCGGCATGGACGTCTGGTATATCGGCTACAACAAGGATATGGCCGAAGAATTTATCCGCGACAGCGCCGACTGGATTGGCCATTACCAGCTGGTCGCCGAGGCGGTCAGCGAAGAAATCCTCAACGACGGCGACAAAGATATCCTCACCTTTGTCATCCGCTGCGCGTCGGGCTACCGCATCACCGCCTTATCGTCGCGCCCCTCCAACCTGCGCGGCAAACAGGGCTACGTCATCATCGACGAAGCCGCCTTCCACGAGCAGCTCGACGAGCTGCTCAAGGCGGCAATGGCGCTGCTCATGTGGGGCGGCAAGGTCGCCATCATCAGCACGCACGACGGCGTCGATAACCCCTTCAATCAGCTCTGCCAGGACATCCGTGGCGGGCGCAAACCCTACGCCCTGCACCGCACCACCTTCGACGAGGCGGTCGCGCAAGGCCTCTACCGCCGCATTTGCCAAGTGCGCGGCATGGAGTGGACAGCGGCGGGTGAGGCATCATGGGTGGCGGGCATCTACGACCAATACGGCGCGGACGCCGACGAAGAGCTGCGCGTTATCCCCTCCAACAGCGGCGGCGCGGTGTTATCGCGCGGCTTGCTGGAGCTGCGTGCCGACCCCGTCCCCATCCTGCGCCTTACCCAGCCTGACGGCTGGGCAGAATACCCGGCCGAAATGCGCAACGCCGACATCGCCGACTGGTGTGAGCGCGAGCTGCGTCCGCTACTCGCCGGCCTCGACGGCACGCGCGAACACGTCTTTGGCATGGACTTCGCGCGCCACGGCGACCTCTCGGTACTGGTGCCGCTGCAAATCGCCGCCGATACCCGCCGCCATGTGCCGTTTGCGGTCGAGTTGCGCAACATCCCGCACGCGCAACAGCGGCAAATCGTCTATTACCTGCTCGACCGCCTGCCACGCCTGACTGCGGCGTGGTTTGACGCAAGCGGCAACGGCGAGTACCTCGCCGAGGCCGCACACGACCGCTACAGCAACCGCGTCGCACAAATCAAACTCTCCAACGCCTGGTACAGCGAGCATATGCCGCCGCTGGTGGCAGCACTGGAAGATGACGCGCTACGCATCCCCAAAGACGCCGACATCATCGACGACCTGCGCGCGCTGGAGCGCATCGACGGCGTCATCAAACTGGGACGGCGCAGCGGCAAAGCGGGCGAGCGCCACGGCGACGCCGCCATCGCCCTCTGCCTCGCCTACGCCGCCAGCCGCAGCAATACCGCCCTGCCCGTAACCGTCGCCATTGAGGACGGCTACACCAAGCCTGCCTATCTGGATTACTAACTATGACCACCCCTAACGCCAAAACCCTCGCCCGCCCAACTGCCGCCTCAAAAGAAGTCGCCGTCGAACGCAACCTCACCGAAATCGAACAGCTCGACACCCTGCTCACCCAACGCCTCGGTGGCGACCTCAACGGTTACCGCGACCTCTTGACCGACACCACCGTCACCGGTGCCTGGGCGCAGCGGCAAACGGCGCTGACCAAACTGGAGCGGCAGGTCTTGCCGCACGACCCGGACAACGCCGCCGACGTCGAGGCGGCAGAATTTGTCGCCGCACAATTGCAACGCCTCAACTTTGACGCGGTGCTGAAAGCAATGCACTGGGGCGTGTTTTACGGCATGGCGGTCGGCGAGGCAATGTGGGGCATTGAGGACGGTCGTGTGGTGCTGGATAACGTCCTCGTCCGCGACAGAGCCAAATTCAAGTACGACATCCAGCGGCAGCTCATTTACACCGGCAACGGCGTCGACGAGGCGATGCCGCCACGCAAATTCTGGACGTTTAGCGCAGGCGGCGACACCACCGACAACCCCTATGGCTTGGGGTTGGCGCATTTTTTGTACTGGCCGGTGCTGTTCAAAAAATCCAACGTCAAATTCTGGTTGGTGGGCAACGAAAAAGCGGCGACCAGCGTGCCACATGGGCAATATGACCCGCGCAGCCCCACCGCCGACGCGGACAAACAGCAGCTGCTCGCCGCGCTCACCGCCATCAAGAACGCCGCCGCCACCGTCACCCCGCTCGGCGCCACCATTGAGCTGCTCAAGGGCGAGGCAGGCACCACCGACTACGCCAAACTGTGCGAATACATGGACGAGGCGATTGCGCTGGTAGTACTGGGACAGGTGATGACCTCGCAGGCGGTCGGCGGGCAATACAAGGCGGAAATACAGGACGAAGTCAAAGACGACATCGTCAAGGCCGATGCCGACCTGCTCTGCGCCTCCTTTAACGAGACGATAGCGGTATGGCTGACCGAATGGAACTTCCCCAACGCGCGACCGCCCAAACTGTGGCTGCGCACCGAAGAAACCAAAGACCTGCAAAAACTGGCCGACACCTACGCCAAAATTGCCGCGCTCGGCTACCGCCCGACCCAGGCACAACTGGAGCAGGACTTTGGCGGCGCGTGGGAGGCAATGCCCGCCGCCAGCGCCCTGCCGGAGGCGGCAGACGGCGAAGCCCACGATTTTGCCGAAAGTGCGCCGGCAGACACGCCGGACGACATGGGCAGCCGCCTCGCGCGCGACATTGCCCCACACGGCGAAGCATGGCTCGCGCAAATCAGCGCCGAACTGGCGTCATCTGAGACCCTGTTGCAATTCCGCGAACGCCTTGACGAACTGGCGGGCGCATTGCCGCTGGACGCATACGCCGACATCTTCGCCCGTGCCACCACCGCCGCCCACCTCGCCGGACGCCATGACGCCAAAACGGAGACCGCATGAGTCTCGCGCACACGCAACTGCCCTTCGCCGAGCAGATTAACTACTACCGCCAAAAACTCGACCTGCCGACCGAGAGCTACGCCGACATCTACGGCGCCGAGCATGACCACGCCTTTGTCGTCGCCGGAGCCAACCGCCTCGACATGGTGGCCGATTTCCGCAAGGCGGTCGATAAAGCCATCGCCGACGGCACCACCCTGGAAGAATTTCGCCGCGACTTTGACGACATCGTCGCCAAATACGGCTGGCAGTACCACGGCGGGCGCGACTGGCGCAGCCGCATCATCTACGACACCAACCTGCACGCCAGCTACCAGGCGGGGCGTTACGAGCAGCAGCAGGAAATGAAACACCTGCGGCCATTTTGGGAATACCGCCACCGCGACGGGCAAAAACACCCGCGCCCCGAACACGAGGCGTGGAATGGCTTGGTGCTGCATTGCGATGATCCGTGGTGGCAGACGCATTACCCGGTGAACGCCTACGGCTGCAAATGCACCGTCTTTGCCCACAGCAAGCGCTCGCTGGAGCGGCGCGGGCTGAAAGTGGGCGAAGCGCCCGCCGTTGAATGGCAGGAGCGGCTCATCGGCAAAAACAGCAACAACCCGCGCGTGGTCAGCGTGCCAAAGGGCATCGACCCCGGCTTTGACCGTATCCCCGGCAAAAACGCCGGGCGCGAAGGCTTGCAGCGCCTCTTTGACAAGGCAAGCGCGGTGCCACCGAAACTGGCGACCCATGCCATGCAGCAGGTGCTTGATAACCCGCGAGCGCGGGCGCTGCTCACGCAAGAAATTACGAAGATGGTCGATACCGTTGCCAGCGAGATGGTGGCGCGTGGCGTGAACAAATCCATTGGCGTCATCGCCCCGGATATCCTTGCTGACCTCGCCGCTCGCAAACTTATGCCTGCAACCGCCGTCATCACCCTGCGCGACAAGGACATTCTCCATATCCTGCGCACCAGCAAAACGGGGATGCATCTGCCCATCAATTTTTTGCACCACATCGCTGACCATCTGCAAGCCCCGCAGGCGGTGCTGCTGGATACCACGCAAAGCGAGCCCGCGCTGCTCTATGTATTTGACCTCGGCGGCAACAAGGGCAAGGTGGTGCTGAAATTAGGCTATGAGTCGCGCGTGAAAGATGCGGAAACCGGCACGAAACAAAACGTGCTGCTCAACATCCTGCGCAGCGGCGGTACGTTTGTTTGGGACGCCAAAGCCCAGCAGGGACTGGCGCATTACACCCTGATAAAAGGGAAATTGTGAACAAAAAAAGCACCCTCCCACGTCGGGAGAGTGCCGGGGCTGCGGTTTGCCTGATTCGAACAGGATCATGGTGGCGATCACCAACCTTTCCAGTAGGAAACCCCCGCAGCTGTCAGCCAAGTATAGCGCAAAACAACCATGCCAGCCCTAACCTTTGATGACCCGCGCGTTATCGCCTACCTCGAACGCCTCGCCGCTGCCGGTTTTTTGAACAAGGCGGTATTTACCGCTATCGGCGAGGAGCTGCTGCTCTCCACCGACGCACGTTTCGACAGCCAGACCGACCCGGACGGCCGTCCGTGGAAGCCGCTGAACGCCAAATACGCCGAGTGGAAACGCGCCTTTCACGGGCACGACCGCATCCTCAAGCTGCGCGGCTATCTGCGCGACACCCTGCGCTATCAGGCGACCGACGTCTCCGTCGCCATCGGCAGCAACCGCGTCTATTCCGCCATCCATCAATTCGGCGGGCAGGCAGGGCGGGAGCACAAGGCCACTATCCCCGCGCGCCCCTACCTCGGCGTCTCTGACGACGACGTCGCCGCCATCCTTGAGATTATCGAGGACGCTTTCGCCGCGCGACAACCGTAACCCGTCTAAAACGCGATTTCCGCCCCTGCAAGCGATAAGCCAACCGCTTGCCCGCCTTAACCACCGAAACGCCCGCGAGGGCATTTAGCAAACGCCGTAAAAACCTCCGCGCCCGAATATTCCCCCTCCCCCCGTGGGGGAGGGCAGGGGTGGGGGTACAACCCAAATACCTTCTTTACAAAACAACCTAAAGACCTCGTTTACATCCAACATCACGGTATCGCCCCCTCG